GACGCGCTCGCCGTTCCCCACGTCACCACCACCGTCGCCGTTTGCGATGCGTTGAAGTTGATCGAGCCAACCGCCGCCGTGTTCGCCATGTTGACCGAAAGCCCGGTCGTTACCGCCGTCGAATACTCGCCGTACCCCTGCGACTCCACCGAGCCCGAGGACCCTATCGCCGTCACGATTAGGTCGATGATTCCGAGCCAACCGCCGTTCGTGATGCTAGATACCGCCGTGATGGCGCCCGTCGTACTCACCACCGTCGCGCCGAACAGGAGCTGCACCGTGATCGTTGGCGCGACCAGCGCCGTGCTGTAAACGCCCCACATGCGAAACCGCAACACCTGGCCCACCGCAAGCGAACCTGCCGGGATAGCGAACGAGGAGGTGAACGCGGTCGGCGTGGTCGTGTTGGCGATGGTGTTCCCCGAAGGCACCGTCGTATTCGAGTACAGCAGCGTCGAGCCGCCTGTATAGCCTGTAATCCCGATCCTGCCGATCAGCGAGACCGTGGCCGACGCGCCGATGACCGTACCCGCCGAGTTGTCGTTAGGGTAGCCGAGCGCCGCAAGAGTCACCGACGAACCCGCGAGCGCCGTGATCTGGCCGCTCATGCGGCTCGTGCCGTCGTAGAGCAGGACGTACTGACCTATCGAAAAAGCCGCCGCGTCCGTAAACGTGACCGCGACCGTCGAAGAGGTGGCCGGTATCGTGACCGAGCCCGACGAAATGGTCGTGATCGGGCTGTGTCCGTTCGCCCCGGTGGCCCCGGTAGCGCCCGTCGCCCCTGTCGGACCTGTAACACCCGCAGCGCCCGCACTTCCCGTTGGACCCGTTGCGCCGGTAGCCCCGACACCTCCGGCACTACCCGTTGGCCCCGTAGCTCCAACGGCCCCCGCCGACCCGCTCGGACCTGTTGGCCCGGTAGCCCCGGTAACGCCTGCCCCTGTTGGGCCTGTCGCCCCCGTAGCGCCCACCGCACCGGCACTTCCGGTAGGACCCGTAGCACCAGTCGCGCCAACGGCCCCCGCAGCGCCGGAAGGTCCAGTCGCGCCGGTTACACCCGCTGCACCTGCCGCACCCGAAGGGCCGGTCGGACCTGTTGCACCCGTGGTTCCCGCACCCGTTGCACCTGTCGCGCCTGTGACACCAGCAGGGCCGGTGACGCCCGTTGCGCCGGTAACACCTGCGGGGCCGGTACTACCCGTTGGACCTGTCGCCCCAATCGCTCCGGAGGGTCCGGTTGCGCCGGTAGCTCCAACAGGACCGGTTGGACCTGTCGCACCCGTTGGGCCTGTTGGTCCTGTGCTACCTGTTGGGCCGATCAGACCCGGCGTGACTATCGCCGCAGGGGTACCACCGCTGAACTGCTGTGTGGCGTTCGACACCGTAGCCTTTGCTACGGACGTAGGCGGGGTAAACGGTTTACGGCGCTGGATTGGCGGCATTTAGCGATCCCCCGGAGGAGTGGTATCGGGTACGGACCTGTCCCATCCGGGTTGTGGTACTGGTGTGCCGGTATTATTCTTGCCACTTCGCTGTATTGGTAACGTTTCGCGTTCGCCAGGGATAGCGTTCTTAACGTAATCGAGCGCCGATGACTTATGCCTTCGATCACCGCTCTTGTCCGTGAGTGCTGCCACCTGCGATAATGCAGCCGAATATGGAAGCCATGAGGCTAACCACTGACCGACCACACTCTTGGTTAAGCCGTCCTGCATCACACCGGCCAGGGACTCGGACGCATTGACCAGCGGGATACTGCTGAACTCGTTTGCCAAAAGCCCGGTAGCATCGGAACCCTTTAGTTTGCCCTTCGCCGCCTTACTGATAAGGTTGGCGAGTTCCACACCCTCGGAACCGCCCGATACGGCAGGCCCTAGGTCGGATGTGTCATACTTGCGACCGTTCACGTTTAGCGTCGCCGGTTGGAAATGCTTGGGATCACCGGCGGAAGCATGGTGTGTCATGTAGGCCGCAACACCAGCCGCGATAAGCGGAGCGCCAAGTGCGCCTCGCCCGAATGTGTTAGCAAGGATACGCGCCTCTGCCGGGGTAACGGTCTTGCCGCTTACCTTGTTAACCATCGCACGCACCGGTGCATACAGAGACCCGTACTTGTACTCAAGCGCCTTGCCGCCGATGTTGACTGGAACCTTGTCGAACGGGATTGCCGTGTTAATGGCAGGCGCAAACGCACCCCCTTTTAGGTGCTTGACGAACTGAAGGCCTGAATGCATGGCGTTATCGTTCTGGAACGTACCCTCTCGCGCTTGTGCCGCCGCCGCCTCTATCATCTTTGGCGTGGGAGCATCACGTATCTCCGGTGTCCTTGCAGCGATATGAGCACGTAGTGCCGATCCGGTAAGCCCCGCCGCCTTGCCCTCGCGCTGTGCGGCCAGGAACGACTCTTCCTGCAATGCACGTTCCATAGCGTACACCGAGTTCATGTGATAGAGCGCACCGTGAAGCCTGTATGGAAATCGCACAACCGCATTGACCGCCTTGTTTACCGCGCCGTTCCGAATCCCTGCGTTAAACTCCGCACGGTACGGGACCATAGCGGCTGATAACGGGTCTTTCCCCATCATCTGCACTGCGGTAGGCCCATGCTTCATCATAGTCGCCGCCGCAGGTACCCCTTCTTCACGGACTTTGGCCAGTGACGCGGCAATAGCCTTGCCGCTGATCGGCCCAACGTTGTCGGGCGATACCATGCGGGCAGGCCCACGCTTTAGTTCTTCCCCTACGGTATACAACAAGTGGGATAGTCCGATCTTTTGGAGTGTTTGCGGACCCGAGAGCAAACCGGAGCGCCGAGCGTCAATGAGCTTGCTAATTGCGCCCTGGTCTGAGTGCTTGATAAGTACGTCGGACAGACCTTCAATATCGTGTTTGTCGATACCCGCGAGGTCGCTGTTTATCTCCGCTATCTTGGCGGGGTCGTGATCGAACGTCCTTTGCAACTGCTCGCGCAGTACTTCTTTTGGGTTCCCGGCTCGCACTTCGTCGCCGTACATGCGAAGCGCTTTACGTGTGTCGGCAACGGCCCTATGTATGGCTTCTGCGGGTACCGGCCGGCTCGATGTGGCCCGCGCACCCTGTGCTTGAATCATGGCCTTACCTACCGCGTCCGACTCTTCGGCGGTCAAACCACGGCCACGCGCAACCTTCGCCAATATGTCGGGGTCAAGCGATGTGGCGAACTGTTTACCGGCATTCATACCGTGCGATGCCGATATGATACGGGACAGCCGTTCTTCCGGCGTGATACCCGCTTCGTAAGCGGTACCCCTCTTGGCAAACCCCGTGCCGTTCGATCTGCTTGCTATACGTGCCTGCTTCGCCGCTTCCTGGACCTGTCGTACTGCGGCATTCCTCGCACCGGCAGCCCCCTTGGCCGGCAAGTTATCGTTATATAGCTTGTTGACTATCGCGTTTTCGGCGGATGTACGAGCGTCACCGGCAACAACCTTATCGAGTAGCGCGGGGTGATCGAGCAGCCCGTTCATAAACTCTTTCGCGCCGTTGGTGCCTAGGGTCTTGGCGATGTGGTCAACAAACAGGCTGGACGCGGGTGGTCCTTGACGTGATCCGGTACGTGACGCAATCTCGGCTCGTGAGTTTTGCAGGATGGTTTGCAATTCGGCGTAGGTAAGGTGCTGCCCGAGGTCGTCCCTCATCTTTTGCGACCATGCACCGAACTCAGTTGTCCCGGCGTCGAGGTGGTGTGCGCCAACTATCGCGGCATCGTCAACATCGGCGGGGTCAAGCTGGTGCAGGGTATCCGTTGTCTCCGGCGTGTTTCGACCTGCCTTGATACGCGCAATAGCCTGCGCCGCTTCGTCGGACGTGACGAGCTTTGCCCCTTTACCGTAGTTGCCGCCGCTTGCTGCGCGGGTACGCTTGGCCCATCCCGAGGCCGGTTGCCGTTGCGGTGCCAGGAGGTCGTTCGGGTCTCCAGCGTAACCGGTTCCCTCGAATGCGGCTGACTTTTCACCGTGAGCGCGAAGGATAGTACCTGCCGCCTGCGCGTTGACCGAGCGCAGGTACGTGCTATCGGCATGGTTTGCCGTTGCTTCGTCAAGCGCCTTACGGTTCTCCGGTGTCGGGTCGGACTGATACTTCTCGTCAGCATCCATGACTGCTTGGGTGTGCTTGTCCTGGATGTTCCGAACCGCTACGGTCGTGTGGGGTCCAAGTGCGCCGGCATTTTCTTTGTCGGGGTGATTGCGCCATGCGTTAGCAAGCACGGAGACATCCGCGCTGTTCAGGCCAAGGTTCTTAGCCTTTTCCTCAATACGCGCAATGGTCGTTGCGTGGTGTTCGGTTAAGCCTGCCTTATCAATGGCCGCACGAGTGTACCCGTCGCCTTTACTGTCAACGCCAGTGTACTCCGTGTTAATCGAGCCAGCGTACTTCGCGGGGCGAGTCATGCCAGACAGATCACCGCTGTTAGTTTTCGCGGTACCGTTTCCTGACACTTCGCCGCCGTCGTGTACGCTCGTACCCGCGTCATCGTCCTTGCCGAGCATTTCGTCGAACACCCTGCGGAGCGTCGGGTGCAGATCGCCTTCCAGCGGGCTACCCTTCACGCCGTCGTATATCTTGTGCAACCATTCCTTGAGGTTGTCAAAAACGGCCTGAAGTGACGGCTTTGGCGCTTTGCCGGACGCGGCATACTTCTCGAAGTCGCGGGCGAACTGCTCTTCGTGGTCGCGGGTCCAATTGCCGTCATTGATACCGTAATGGTCCTCTAGCGTGTTTAGGTGATCTTGGGAGAGCGTCCTGCGCCACACGTGGGCTATCTCGTGTACCGCCGTGGACATGTCGGCGCTGCGGAAGAACCGGACTATGGCGCGTCCGTCCTCGGGGCGGAAGGTGACGGAACCTTTCGCGCCCTGGAAGAGCGCGGACTTATCTCTTGCAAGGGATTCAATAACCTGTCGCCGCCCTTCGTCATCCCCGTTTTGATATGTTCGGATGTCGTTGATTCCGCTCCCCTTCAAGGCGTCAATGACTTCCGGTGAAACATCGTGCGGTACAACAGCCCCTGCAAACTCGTTAAGTTTTACGCCGCGAAGCGGTTTGGCTTCAAAGTATCGTGTCGGCAACGCATGAAGCGATTGAGCCGCCGTCATACCAGCCTTCACGGTATCGGCATCTACCTTCGCGGGGTCGAACCCGTTTCGAGCGAGCGCAGTCTTAAATCCGTTTGGGGTACGTGGCCCCTTCAAGTAATCCCCTAGAGACTTTGCAGAATCGTCTAGTCGTGTCCACGTGTCGTTATAACGATAGGCAGGTGTCAAACCATCCGAGAATCCAAAGAACTGATTCTGTACCGAATCGCGACGAGCGTCATAGTCCGCTGGCCGAGCAATCATCCCTTCGTTGGCGTGCATTTCGGATACGCTCTTGAATGATTTCGCCGACCGGGCTAGTTGCTTTTCAAGCCCCTGCGTCATTGTGTCTACATTGCCGCGCACACCTTTGCCGGTCATAGCGGCGACGATATTATCCAATGTGTAGGGAACGCGAGACTTGCCGTGCTGAAGCAAAGGTTCGCCAATATGCGGGGCGATCTTGTCCTGTACCCAACCGGCTACAGCCTTATCGCCGCTGTACGAGGAGCCGTCTCCATACTTCGAGTCAAGGAGTTCCCGGACCGGTGACGTATGCTCTCTGCCGTGGTAGCGAACGTAACCGTTGGTCTGAACTTCCCGATATGGCGAGATGTCAACGCCGTGATCTTTCAGGAATGCGGCACGAACAGCGTCATGTTGCGCGATGCGTTCTGCGAGGTCGCGAGGATCTAAATTGCCTTTCGTTTGACCATTCAGTTCATATCTGTCTACTCGCTCGGGGCGACCGTTGCCGTCTTTCATTCCAGACATTACGGAATCAAGAGCTTTGCTCAACTGCCGCTCTGTTAGGTTCACTGTTGGCCGGGGTTGAGTAGGCGAATAAGCGTCGCGGCTAAACACCTTGTTCCGCGAATCGGTTTCGGGGTCGATCATCTCGCGCGGCCCCACAAGAGATATTTCGCCGTACTGATTGTGCGGTATATCCTTGCCAAGAATTGCTATTGACGGCGCGGGAATGCCGCCTAACTTTGCCGCCGCAAGTATGCCGTCAGATGTGGCATTATGAACGGCGACAAGGTTCTTGTCATGGGGTGCTGGTTGTTTCTGAAAGAGGGTGTCGGTTAGTCCTTCATGTTCGGTGCTATCAGCGGGTTTTGCATGGCTAGCTTCTGTAGCCGCTCCACCTCTTCCCTCGTTGGCATACTCGATGGTGGGTACTTGAGCATTCCCGCGTGGGCTATCGCCGCCGAAGCCAAACTCCGCTGTACTGCTGGGTCGTCCATCGTTACCGCGTGCGAGGTCGGGGATTGCGGCATTGATCGTTGCGACGGTATCCTTATAGACGGCATTCTTGTTCTCTCCTGCGGCTATTCGCCGTGCAGCATCGTTGAGTGTGTCACTAACGGACGTTCCCGCCGCATTCTTGTACTGGTCGAATACGTCTGCGGCCCTTCCCGTTATCGTACCCAATTCAGCCGACTTTTGCGCGTTAATGACGTTATCGGCGGCATGGAGACGTTCGGCGTTACCCGGCTTTGCCACCGTCTTTAGTGCCGATGCCGCTTTCTTGAGTTCGCTCTTAACGTGAGCGGCGACGTTGGCCCGTTCTACGGCCAAGTTCTGCGTAGTTTCATCGTCCCCGAACAGACTGTGCGTTGTGGACGTGACGCGCGGAGCGGCATTAACAGACTCGGCCAGTTCCCGTATCTGGTCGTTGGTCATGTTCCGCTTGCCAAGCAACTTCATCAGTGCGGCTTGGTCGTTGTGGTCGGGCAGTAAGCCGCCTATTATAGTAGCGCGGTCGGTCGGCAATTCTCCGGTAACGGCTTGGCTGAACAGCGTAGGCGATAGGTTAGCCATCGCCATGCCTTGCCGTACAGGTTCAGACTTGATATTAACGCCCTTTGCCGCAAGCGATTCCGGAGTATCTCCACCATCCCTAATGGCCTTAGCCGTGTCAATTGGTGTGCCTTTACCTTCGTTGATGTTGGTAATAGCACCGATAGCGCGAGCTGTCTTGGCGTCGGGCGCATCAATGTACTGAACCGGCAAAGTCGTTTGGCCTGTTCGTTTGGCCAGGTCAAGCGTGTTATGCCCGTTGACCATGTAGGTCTTGCCGTCAGCTGGGTCCACCCACACTTGCTTTAACCCGACACTGTACGGGTCCCACGCCTTAATGTCGCGGGTCGAGCCGGTCGAACCACCTGTGCCGTAGCCCACCTTGTACTGAAACCGTTGCGGGTCAGTGTGTATCTCACTGATCGGCAAAGCCATGTTCACACGTGGCGGTGCCGCCGTCGCAGGAACGCCCGCGCCTTGCACAGGAGCCATAGACGGCGCGACTACCGGCGCGGGCGGCTCAGTTGACGCAGGCACGCCGCTCGGAGCCGTCTCTTGTGTAGGCTCTTCCCCCTTGACCACGCTGTGCCATACACTCGGAACGTAGTCGGCTATGGGACGGCCCGTAGACTTAGCCCATGCCTGCGCGTGACTGTCAAGGAGCGCCTTGAGCGCGGCGGCATGAGACGGGTCCGCGTAGACAGGGTTTGCCGCGCCGATTGCGTGTATTACATCATCCACGGTATTCAGCGCACCTGGTTCACCTGCGACTGCTTGTTGTATGCCCTTCGTCGGTTGCGGTTGTGCCACGGTTCCCGCTATCGGCTTCGCGTCCGGTGCCGGTCCCTGTTGCGCTTCCTGCGGGGTAACATCGCCTATTGTTGGCGCGGTTGTTGCGGGTTTAGTCCCGTCGAACGATGCCCCTCCGTGGTTCTTGTCGAGGTAATCAGCCGCAGCGTTACGTGCAGCCGCCAAAGTTTTATTCGTTGATGTGTTGGCGAGGGAACGGAAATCATCGGCGTTCCAGTTAGGATTTACCTGTATTTCGTCGGGAGGTTCACCCGTCGCCTGCGTAGGCGGTGATGCCTGTCGCGCTTTCACGCCAGACCGCGCAAAGCTCGCATTAAGCGAGTTGTCCACCTGGTAGGCAAAACCGGATTGCGAGGGCGCGACAGTAGGCTTTGCGTTCGGCGTTCGCAGGTTGTCGGCAACATTCCCAACATCACCCGGCATAATGGCTTTGTTCACAGCATCGGCCATGTCCCCTGGCGTTGGCACTTCGACGCCCGCGCCGTGCAAACCACCTGCACCTACCATTAGGTCAGCCATCAGTTCCGATGTTGCGCCTCGCGGGTCATGCTTGAAGTCAAGAACGGGGGAACCGTTAAGTGCGTTATTTGCGGACGGGGGAACAAATATTCCCGGCCCTGCGGACATAAGAAGGTCGCGGTCCTGCTCTGTTGCGGAACCGGGCATTTGCATGTGCAGTATCTTGGCCGCCAGCGCTTTATTACCTGCCGCCAGCGCGTCATCGTGCGCAACCTGTAAAGGGTCATTTATGAGCGGCCTGCCGAGCGTCATAGCCATATTGCCAGCCACGCTTGCAATGCCTGATGGAATACCCGTAATCGTGTCGGCAATGCCCTCGGTATACGGAGAAAGCATCTGGTCCCCAGCATCGCCAAACGCCTTGCCGAAAGACGTATCAATCGGTGGAACATTAGCCGCGTTTTGCCGCGATATTTGTAGGTTGGTTAGCCCCTGTGCGTACCCTGCCGGAGTTTGGCCTGCCTGCCGTGCGTTAGCCTGCATCGCGGGGTTATGTTGCGCGTTGTAAGCGTTTATCTGCCCTTCGTCCTGCTGGGTGAGCGCGTTCTGCTTGTTGATCGCCGCAACAAGGCTAGGATCGTCGGCGTGATACAGCGGACTTTGCCGACCTGCGACAATCGCCTGATTCAGCGTTCCGGCTTTAGCCACGGAGTCGCGCAACTGGTTTTGCAATGCAGACGTAGGAGGTATAGTTGACGCGGACTGCGACTTTGACATCGCAAGTACATCGGACGCGAAGCTATCCGGTATTTTAGGCGCAGGGGCAGGCGCGGAGGATGCCGCGCCGTTTGACTTCGACATGGCGAGCACGTCCGATGCGAAGTCAGCCGGTATTGTGTTGTTCGTTCCCGTGGTTGTTGACATTTATTTAGGCTTGTGTTGGCGGTGCAATACTTTCCCGCATGGTAAAACTGCCCTTCTTCGGGTCAATCAACAACGCCCCTTGTACTGGAACTACACGCCCGTTTTTAATCGTTACGTGTCCGTACTTGGGAGACCAGAAATTATCCGTTCCCGGTTGATGGTATATCGTTTCCCCGGTATTAGCGCCCTTGCCAGCAACATAACCACTCGGCGGAAGTGGTCCTGCGCCGGGAGGCACGTTCGGTGCAGCCACCGCGCCACCGGGCGGCGCGGTTATACCGCTCCCCCCATAGTTTGCCTTGTATGCGGTAGATCGCGCCGTTTGCGGCCCGGTCTTCTTTGTGCTGTGCATAAAAGCGAGCACGTTGTTGGCCGCATTAATCGCCGATACAAGTTCGGCAGGGTCTTTCCCTGAGTTGTTTTCGCGCCACTTAACCAGAGCCGACTGTGCCTTGTTCGCGGTGTCAACCGCCTTGTTGTACTGGTTGCCGTAGCTTGCTTCGTTGCTTCCCGGCGTAGCTATGGCGACGGGAGCACTCGTGCCACTACCACTTCCGGCCCCTATCTGTTTTGCACCACCAGTGCCATACGTGCGGTCCCTAGTAGACTGTGCATTAGTGGCCGCCGATTGAGCTTCGGTACTGTGAGCCGCCGCGTTGACGGGAGCCGCTGCCGCTTCCGCTTGTTTCAGTGCAATATCCGCTTGGTCCAGCGGTACGATTTGGCCGTTCTTGAGCACTTGGCCGGTATCTTGGTCGATTGTGAATTGGTTCTTGGCAAGCATCGCCTGAATGGTCGCATCGTCGAGGTTCTTAAGTTCGGCGTACCGGCCTTTAAGTAAGTCGTATTTGCCTGTCGCTAGTTTGTCTTGTACTAGTTGATGCGCGTTTTCTGGCACAATATACGGATTGTGGTCGAGATACGTCTTATAGCCCGTAGCAGGGTCACGGAATATCTTCAAATCTTCCGGGGTCGGGGTTATACCATGCGATTCTTGCCACGCGATGTATGTTTGTTCTGCAAGTTGCGCCGTTGGTTGGCCTTGAAGTGTTTTCAGGTTAGCTTCCGCCGCGTCAGCCGCCGCCTTTGGCGTCTTACCCGCCAATACTTCGTCGCGGTAGGCATCTTCCTTTAGCTTCTCGGAGTTGTTGAATGCGTTCTGATCGGACTCGGCTTTAGCTCGCGACATTTCAATATTGTTATTAAACGTCTGTTGCGCTGTCTCCCTAGCCTGTTGTGCTTGTTGCGCCTTGACTTCCTGATTGTATCGCTGCCCTTGCTGGAAGTTGCCGAGGAAGTCACCCGCGCCTTGCGGGTTACGCGCATCAATAGCTCCTGCCACAAGGTAAGGCGCAATGTGGCCGAGACCGCCCAAAACCTGCTGCAAGAAGCCCGGACGGCCTGGTACGGCGTGTTCTTGCGATGCGGCAGGTGCAGGCGCGTCCGGCTGGTACGTACTCGCAAGCGGTACGCTCGCGGTGCCTGCCGGTGCCATCTGCGACGATGTATTAGGCACAACCCCGCCGCGTAATGCCGCCGTAAGCGCGGGACTCGTCGGAGCGGTCGCGCCCGGTGCCGATTCCGTTGGCGTTGTACTGGTTTCCGTTGGCGAAACTGTCTTAGGCGGCGCAATGGCCGTGTTCGTCAACCCCGGTATGGTGATCGCCGGAGGAGGTGGAAGGTTCGCCTGCTGAGTGCTCGCATACCCTTGGGCGACGGGAGCCGGTGCGTTCGGCGACGAGTACCCGCGCACCATCGGCCCTACGGTCGTGCTCACGAGGCCCGGAGGTGTCATAGATACCGGCGCAAGCTGAGGCCCGTTCGTCGGCATAGGAGGAGGTACGGACGGTCCCTGTGCAAGCATTGGCGAACCCTGCGGGACGGGCTGCTGAGTAGCGCGTACTTGGTTTATAACCGATTGGACGATAGCGGGATGCACGTTCGTAGCGCGGGATATGGCGTTCGCATCGGCCTGCGGGTTTGCGGCAACAAGCGCATGAAGCGGTGTTGGCGCAACTACGCCCTGAGCGGGAGGCGCAGCAATCCCCTGCCCCGCAGATACAGGCGGCGGAACTATCGCGCCAAACTGATCTAAGCCCATAGGCGGTACCGACGTCATACTAGCCATAATGTTTTCACCCTACCTGGAGAGCGTGCCTGCCGCCACACTTCCAACGGTCCCGATCCCCGGTATCATGCTCGCACCCGTGCCGAGCGCCCCAAGAAACGAGCCTACACCCGCATTCTGCTGTTGCTGATAGTCGTAAAGCGCGTTCGCCTGGTTGGTTGCGTTCGCCGCGAGGTTCCCGTATATCCCGGCCCTCGCCCCGTTCACGTCCTGGTTCTGACCGAACGCGGTATTCGCCGCACCTCCCCAAAGGTTAGCGAGTTGTCCGAGGTTCGCCGCGTGTTGGGCTATGTTGTTCTGGCCTACCTGCGACTGGATGTTAGCGTCGTTGGCCGCTAAACCACGGTTGATGCTCGCCAGACCGCCGATACCCATACTGCTGTTCGGCGATATGCCACGAGACGCTAGATTCGTGTCCAGGTTGGCCGCTGCGCGTGTTGCCGCCTCGCTTGCGCCATTCTCCGCATTAGCCGTTTGAGCCGCGTTGTACGACTGTGTAGCGGGGTTGCTCTGAAGGTACTGCGATAGCCCGTTCAATGCCTGTTGGCTTTGAGCCTGATCCCCGTTGTACGTGTTGTTCAGCTGGTTCGCAGTGACCCCGTAGTTCGTGCCAATCGACTGCAAATTACCGAGATAGCCGTTCGCCACGTTGTAGTTTGGAGCCGATGAACCGCCAAAGAAGTTGCCAAATAGTCCCATTGATGCGTTCCTTTAGCTAGACAACTGGATGAAGCTGAGTGTCCCGTTGGTGCCGACAACGTACAGCAACGCGCTGGTCTCGATCTCCGTGGGGCTCGTGTCCGTTGCGCTGATGAGCATGCCGGTAGTCGTAGTCACGCCCGCACCGCCGATGTAGCAGTTGGCCGTAGTTCGCAGGTAATAGCCGTTTGACCCGTACCCCGTCTTGAATGCGCCGTTCAAAGTAGCGGCCGATAGCGGCTGTGCCGACGATGTGATTGTAAGTTGCCCTGAGCACAGCCCCGCGCAACCCGTCGATGCGTTATCCATGTTGACAATTCCTTAAGAGGTGTGATACAATGCCTTCGTGTCTGTTCATTGTCTTGTACTCGGGACATTGGCCCTGCGCTTAACCGCGCAGGGTCTTTTTTTATGTTACCGATGTGGTATAGTACGAGTGAAATTAGATAGACGCGATGCAACATGGAATCGCCCCGGCCACTTCGAATGGCTAGGGCGATTTTTTTATGTTAGCCCGCGCCTTGGCCAGTCTGTGTGACGTGGCCCCGAACGCCCCGTACATACGTGGTGTTGCCCTGCGTTAGTCCGCAATCGAACGTCAGTGTCAGCGTGACGAACTGGCCTTCGATCAACCCCGATGGCATCTCCTTGCGGAACCCTTGGCCTAGCCCCGTAAGCGTGTACTGCTGAACGCTTGCCGCGCCGGGTATCGCAACCGGGCCGGACGGTCCCGCGTTGTACGCCTGCGCGGTCATGGTGAGCAAGCCGTTCAGTATCATTTCGATCTCGATGAACTCAAGCCGTGCTTCCCTGTAGTACAAGGGATGGAGCTTGAACCTGTAGAAGAACCCCGGCCTGAACGCATGGACCGTGACCGTACAAGGAATGGCCGTCGCGGTAGCTATCGGCGTCTCGATGTCGATACTGCCCTGCATGACGTACAGTTGACCGCCTAAGCCGTTACTGCTTCCGTCCGCATCTATCCCGCTCCCGTAGAAGTACAGCTCGTAAGGCGAACCTAGCGCGTTTGGCGGCATCGAACGGCCCGACGTGAAGTTCATCTGCGAGTAGTAGATAGCGCCGGAACCGCCAGAGCTGCTACTTGACGAGCTGTTACCCGCGTCCGTTACGGGAACCTGCGTACCCGTCCACCGGGTCCATCCCCTAACGCGAAGGTCGTACTTCCACACGACAGACGGAGCCGCGTCACCGGGCATCGGAGCGCCGAGGTATATCGCGCTATCGTGGTACATCATCCACGACTTAGCGAACGCCGTAGCGTTCTGCAATACCTGTTGCCTGGGATACGCCGGATACAACGCCGGCTGTATACGAAGTCCAACATCGTTTGCGACGGCATCGCCCTGAGGAGGGAATACATGCAACCTGTCCGGCCCCATGAATATCAGTTGGTTGGCCGATATGCGGGCCACGCCCCGTTGTGCGATTAGCCCTATTCCTTCGTCATAGTCGTATTGGCGTATGGCAAAGTTAGTCGGGTCCGTACCCTGCACCATGAATACCGACCGCTTGTTCAGCACGAGTAAACCGCCGCCAAACGCATTACCCGCCTCTATCGGTATGCCGTATGGGATAAGCCTGACGATGGTATCCGTAGGGTCTTGGGATATGGGGAAGTTGCACCCTTCGATGGCCGCGTTAGGGTCCGACGTGTCCAGTATCAGCGTGGTCATCATGCCTGCTGATGTGTCCGAGTTCGCAAGCCACGAACCGTACAGTGTGTTACCGACAGCCGCCCACCGCCTACCTTGCCATTCCGCTTGCGCCCCAACAACAGTAGGCATTGGGTCACGGCCAAAACTAATCAGCGTTGCGAGCGTCAGCCATATGTCCGGCGTATTGTCGATGAACACACCCGAAGCGTAGCTGTAATACGGGTTTGTTGAATCTGTCGCGTTTGCGCCGTTCGCGCCTACTGTCGCATTCTTGCCTACCGTCGCAATGAGCCGCGTGTCATCCCACACACCGCCTAGCCGCCATAGGCTGTACTGCGTGGTAAGCGCGTTCTTCGGGCAATCCGCAGGTATGGTTATCTGAGCTTGCGCCTGCCCGTCTGTAGGTATGACGTTCGCGCTACCCGCCGAAGGGTTGCTTTGGATACTGTCGAACTCGTCAATGACCGCTGTTTCGGTCACATAGTAGATGTAATTGGCCTGCCCGACGGTCAGGTTGCCGCCTGACGTGAGCGGACCAAACGTCAGCACGTTGGTCTTAGTGTTCGGAGGTATGTCGGCTAATGGAAGGTCTAGTACTGCCTGGATATACAGGTAACGTATATCGGCCAGGTTGATCGAGCCGGTCAGCGTGGATATGTCGCAGTACGCCACAGTTCCCGTCGCGTTGAACAATATGTCGTTCGACCACGCTATCGTGTCGGTCCCATCCTGCACGAAACCGAACCGCAGGAATAAGTCTGTTAGCGGTATCGGGCTGGTACATGCCATTGCAAGTATGCCTACCTGCGAGAAGTCCTTTACGCCTGAACCGCTACGGTTGCCATAGCCGCCCGTCGTGCTGGTCGCCGCAGGCGACGCGCTTAGTGTCGCCACATTGCTAACGACGGTACTGATCGTGTACGCCCCCGGTGTGAATCCTGTGCCGCCAGTGATAACGAGTGTTTTGCCAACATCCGCCGACGTGAACGGGGTAAGCGCACTTGTTACTTTCGTGTTGGTCGTGGCGTCAACGGCAATGTCGGTGTAGCTGATGGTGCCGTAATCGCGCACCATGTAGCCGCCGCCGATAGTGTTGTAAAGCGATTGCCACTTTACTTGAGTGGTGCCTGAGCTTGACAGAGAAGGTGAGTTATTCAGCGTTGACAGTGAGGTTTGCGCGACCCAAACACCGTTACCGCTGGTGTTGGATGGCCCCGACGACAGAATAAACTCGTAATGGTCTGGGTCGCTAGGCAGCGTTTCGGCAAAGTTGAACGCGGCTGTTAGTTGCAACCAATTAGTTGCCGAGTCGGGATACAGCAGTTGCGTGACTGCCCCGGCCAAGGGACTGCCACCACTGCTGTATGGCTGCATCGTGACTGCTAATGACGCCGTTGAACCCGCCGATTGTTGCAGAGACCAACAGGTAAACAGGAAAGATGCCGCGTTCTTCAGTCCGCTAGGGTTAGGCCATGACGTTTGATCGTTCGGCACCGCGTAGATCGTCTCACCTATCGCGTCCGCCGCGTTGTCTAGCAGTAGGCTCCAATTATGGGATAAGTAGGGCCGTTCACTTGCGGTAGGATAAGACCCCGGCCCGTAGTCCGGAGACACGCCCGGATAGTGGTATGGCCCGTTCGCACCTCCCCACGGATTACCTACTCCAAGCACGCCTGAAAGGACTTGACCGCTGCCAATATCAAAGCCCGGATTACCGTTTAGCGTAGCTGGAATAACCGATGCGCCCATAGGCATCGTAGTGCCTGCCGCCGTGCCACCTGTGAAGTACCCAGTTATATTGCCGCCGCCAGCTGCCGATATGGTGAAATACGCGTAGTTCGTCGCACTCGATTGAATCGTTACAGAACTGTACTGCGCGAAGTTGTTTGTGGACACTACGGGAATCGTCACCGGCGTTGGGCTGCCTATGAACGAACTGCCGTTGTTAATCGACTCCAGTAAGCCGCTCGATATGGCCGTAGAAGGCACGGAGAACGTGCCGCTCGTGGTTGTCAGTACGTTGTTCGGCGTCGGCCCAGGGTTCCACTGGGAAGCGGTTGGCGTGTCAATAACGAGGTCCGTGAGCGCCACCGTAGGCGCGTCAACCGGCGCAATCATGGCGACTACGGGGAACCCGCCGAGCAACGACACGCGAACCCACGGGTTGACGTTATCCGATATGTAAACGTAGTTGCCGATGGTGCAGGAGTCGACCGTCGCGCTGTTTATGGCGAACGAACTACCCGTAGTGGTCAGCAGTTCCGTGTAACTGTTGGTACCCTGTTGCGTCTTGTATAGCTTGCCGCCCGACGTAAAGAGCATCCAGTGATACCCTTGGCCGTCGGTATAGTCCGTAATGTCGTAGGACGCGCCGGGGGGAACGCCGTAGTAGGTAAAGCCGTCATCCTGGTATGCCGAACTACTCGAAGAGGAGGTGCCACTAACATGGTCGTTGTTGCTTGATGAAGATTGCGAGCCGCCGTACCTGCCTACCCGTCCCGGCCTGCCTATGAGGTCGCCAGCGGCGTTGCTCATATTATCGGCGGCTAACAGCATCTGGCCGTCCATGCTCTGTATCGGCGTGTAGAGATCGACCGTTTGGAACAGTCGCGACTCGTCGATAACGGCCACGCCACTATTTGCGTATGGATTGTTGCTTTGTTGAGACATAGTGCGCTATAATATCGTTCTGATACAGTGACGGAAGTATTACAAGGGAGCTAACCTAATGCCTCGACTGATCGTATGTTTCATCGCCGCGTTTCTCGCGGTCGTGTTCGTCTACACTCATGCGCCGGCCTACTGGATAGGACTCGCTATCGGTGTGTGCCTACTCATGGCCGTGCTGTTCCCTGCGAGTAGTAGATAGCGGCCATAATCCTAATCCGTAGTTTGGCCGTTGACGATTGACGTGACCGGCCTTACTTGGTTCGGTAGCAGGGTCGTGTATCCGTACCCGCCGGCGTTCATGCACACACCCGCGAGCGGTGTTGCCGATGCCGTTATGTTGCGGTTGTTGATCGCCGTGCAGTTGGCATCGAAGAACGCGCCGTTCACACCCGCTATCAAGAACTGCTTCGTGCCGTCAGCCGAGATGAAGCAATACCCCGCGTCGCTCATCCAGAACGTCAGGTTCAGCGTCAACGGACCTTGCGGCTGTCCTGTCTGATCGGTGTACGTGATCGTGAGCGTGTCCGGCCCTCCGTTCGTTGGGAACTGAGGCGCAAAGGTCGTCACCTGATCGTAGGGCATCGTAATGCCGATCTGCAAAGCGTTGTTCTTGATGTACTCGGTCGTCTTGATACCAGGCTGTGCAATCCGCGTACAGATGCGCCCGTAATCACCGTAGGACGCCACAAGCATATCACGCGCCGTAGCCCATGCCTGAACGCCGGTTGCGTGGTAAGCAAGTTGGGCCGCGACCTTGGCCGTTACCACGTCGTATGTCTTGCCTGCCCCCGTCGTGGGGTCCGTCTCGAACGGGGTGTACTTGCCCGTTACCGGGTCAGTCGAACCGCCTACCCTGCAACATCCGGCGATGTTTACGCCGTTCGGGGTAATGCACCGCGTCAGAAGGTCTTGCTGATAACCAATCAGCGTGTTTGCCGCCGTCGCTATGGACGTTAGCCCCGCGTCCTGTGCCATGAGCGACAGGGTAGCGAGCGAGTACAAGTCAACCATCTGGTACGAAGCATCGTAGCCGACCACCTGCGAGGTAAGTCCGCTGTGATCGCGCTCTGGCATGACGCCGTAAGCCGACTCCAGTCCGATGTTCCCCGGCGTAGGAGTTCCACCCGGCGCAATAATCTGTCCGGGCCATCCGTAGGGCATGAGCGCAATCCGATAACCTGCACCGAGCATATCGCCCTGCAATGTGGCAAAGGACGTGTTGAATGCCGTCAGGTTGTCAGAAGTCGGATAAAGGATGTACTGGTACAGCTTTAGGCTTGCGTCGATGCTGTCCCTGTGACTGTAGTTCACCCTCGAAGCGTTGTACGCCGTAGCATCCGGGCCGACAAGGTACTGAGTGTTCTTGTCGATCGAAGTGAGCCACGGGCCGGATACGGCGGGTAACAGACCGCTATCGGCGAGCGCCTTCATAGCCGGTAGTTCTACCCCGTCGCCAAGCGCGGAGTTGTGTTCGTTGTCGCTCGTGTCAGGCGGGTCAAACGCGCCGGAGGATAGTTGCATACCTTGGACGCTCGCTAGGGCCGATTCCAAGATCGGCACTTCCTTTGTCGTGTTCAGCGTCGGGCTTGCCATGAGCGCAAAAGCGTTCCATGCCGCCCTGCGAGCGTCGGCGGCATTGTTGATAACCGGGGCCGACTTCGGGCAGTCGTTTCGCGCCCCGTAATACAGCGTAGCCCAAGCGTCCGTAAAAGCGTTCAGTAGTAGCGTACTCATTTTGTTTTGCCCTTTAAGCGGAATATTCGCTGTAGGTTTGCCCGTTGACGATGAATGTCACGGGCCGTATCTGGTCGGGTAGCAGGGTCGTATAGTCGTACCCGCTCGCATTCGTGCATTGGGTCGCAAGTGCAGGCGCGAAAGCCGCGACATTACGCGCGTTCACCGATGCGTAGTTGGCATCGAAGAATGTCCCGTTTACCCCCGCAACAAGGAATTGCTTCGTGCCGTCCTGACTGATGAAGCAGTAGCCCGTATCACTCATCCACAAGGTCACATTCAGCACAAGTGGCCCTTGGGATTGGCCCATAGTGTCCGTGTACGCGATGGTGAGCGTGTCCGGCCCTCCACCTGTCGGAAATTGCCCCACGTAGTTTGTGAGCCTGTCATACGGCATGGTTATGCCGATCTGCAAGTTGCCACTTACTATGTACTCGGTCGTGTTCACGTCCGGCTGCATGAGCCGAACGCACTGCCGGCCAAACGGATAGGGACTTGACGAGGACATAAGCCTACTTCCTCAAACTCTGCTGTGACATGAGCTGAACCACGGCGTCGATTGGTTCCGCGTCGAAGAACCCTGATAGCGTCGGGTCGCTCTCGACAAGCCGCGTGTAAATCTCTTTTACGGACGCGGCGAACTCGTTTAACATAACCGGAGCACGAGGCGCTAGTACCTGGTTATCGGCGTTCTTACTCGCTATCATCCACGCAAGGTAAAAGGCCATAGCCCTCTGTGTGTAATCGTCAAGTGAACTGTCAACGGTTTGGTCGGCACCCGATAATGGAGGAGGCAGAAAGAACCCGCTGATCGTGAGCGTCGGGGCTGCCGTGTACCCAGGCGCAAGTAATATCGACACATTGGAGTCGACCCACGCGACGGGATTACCCGTCGCAGGGTCCGGTTTGAACCAGTAGTTGTTAGCTTGCGTCAGAAAGCCGAAGTTCGTTGCTTGAAGCTGGTTACTACCGATAGATACCGTCGTAGGTCTGTGCAGGATACGTCCCGCCATATTGGTAATCGTTGAGTACGGGCCTACGCTGGTTTGCCCTGCGGAAACAGTGACGGTTGCGATGTCCAAGATCGGTACACACAGGCGACAAAGCCGGTTTTGCGCTTCCGTGAGCCACATAAGGTTCTGCGATAGGGATGCAATGACGTAGCTCCCTTCGGTCGTGCTGTCCGGCAAACCCGAGACGATGGAACCCGACGGTTGCGCGAGGAATGTCAGCGCCATATTCACGAGGTCTTGTGCTTGCGCCATTAGTAAGACCCACCCCATGACCACCCGCCGCCAAGGTTGTACCTGTTGCCGATGGCGGGGATTATGCCGCCGCGACGGGCCGCGTTGGCACCCACGGACTCGCCGTACAGTTGTTGCCACAGCGTCCGATAGTCGATCTCAAGCGACGGGATAAGCTCGGAGTACGTCGGGTCTACGCGGCGCATCTCCTTGCATCGACGGAGGGATACACCTGCAATCCAGCACTCGTCAGCCCCCACTTGAAGGGGCGACTCCATGTTGATGTCGTACCACTTGTCAACGCCGAAGTAGCCGCTAATCATGAGCCCGTCTTGTGCATTGTAGTTCGGGACCGGGTACAGCTTGTACGTGAGCAAGCCTTCCACGATAGCCACGCGGGGCCGTCCGTCGCCAAGGTACAGGTTTTGCGGGTCGCGCCACCCGAAGTACTGCTGATCGGCCTGTTCCGGCGTGATCTGAGCGATGGGCCACACAAACCCGTAAGCGTCTACGATGTTCATAGCCATGTCTCGGAACGGCTTTGAAGGTAGCGTGTACTCGATCTGGTTTGCTATTATGTCGGTGACGGCTGTTTTATATAAAGACCACGTGCGGCGTGCTATCTGATCTGCCGTGAACCGTACATGGTCGGGATAGCGCATCATCTGCTGAACGGCGGCGGTCGATTTACTCTCGCCAAGGTCAACAAGCACCCGTTGTATTACGTCCTGTCCGGTCATGTCAAATACGCCTCTGCCGCCTCAATTACGTGCCGCGCCGTTATCCTGTGAAGGCATTGCGGGAGCCATTGGCCTTTTTCGTCTTGGATAGCCGACTTGCATATGTTGCGGTCTCTGTCACCGGGTATCAGAACGGTCTTGTTCACCCAGCACGCCTCGCCGGGACCGATAGGCAAAGCGTCCGCATCCGTGCTGAACGTGCAGGGCAATCGCCCTTCGGTGCCAAGCGCCGTATGGCCCGGATAGTGGAACCACTGTCGCTGTTCCCGCTGTCCCGCAAGCACGATGCAGGGTCGTATCTTTTGCCTGTCCGGATTCGTTTCCGTGCCAGGTACAGCCGCCGCAAGGTGCATGGCAAACGAGTTGCCGGTTATCACAAGGGAAGATCGGTGAACGATCTGTATGAGCTGCCTGATGGTCGTTTGACCTATCAGGTTGACCACGCCCGTAAGCGGCGCATGGTGATCGGACGCCCCGCCTATCTGCACGATTTGGAAGCGGTCACGAAGCGCGTCTACCACCTGTTGAAAGCGATGGTTGCTCCATTGTTTCGCGGTAATGTCGCCCTTCGACCCCGCGTTAATCACGATGTACGGCGGTTTCAGACCGGGGTAAAGCTCGCGCTCGGCATCGGATAGATAAAGGTCGCCCCGGAAGTCGCTTAGTTCGATATGTACGCCGAGTTGCTTTGACAGGTTCTCAACATAGCCGTACAGGAAATGAAACGGCCTGCCCGATCTCATGCACGCGTATCCGTAATCCGTATCGACTTCCTGCCCTTCCCACGGTTCAAGGTGAGTGATGTACGGGTTGTTCTCAAGGAGAGACGGATGATAGCCATGATAGTCGGTAAGGAACGCGCCCGGTTGCGATATGTGAAGCGCTTTGATAGCCGCCGTGAATACGGTCACGTCACCGGGGCATTGCTTGCGAAGTAGCCTTATCTTACGCGGTTCGCCCATTGTCTATTCCCCCTGTATATGGTGGAAGTCGGACAATTCGTAAGGTAAACCGAACTCTTTTGCAAGCAGGTAATAATCACCTTCGGCGTGTGAGTCGTGCCAAACCGTTCCCTGAACGCGCTGGTGCCTGTGCAATCCCATGAGCGGCCAGTGAGCGTACCCGTCGTTACTGCTTGACCGTGGATAGCTGTTTTCGTGCCGTACAACAAAGTCGCAATCGGGATGGTGTGCGTTATCCGAGTGCGAAACGTTTACGTCTAACGGATGAACGAACCGATGCACTTCCCGCGCCTTGCGGTGATACCACGCTTCCGGCAACGGGTCTACCCGCTGGTTGATGCGAACCGCCTCTTTCATCTGCGCGTAGACACCCGACGCAATGTAAGAAGGTACGTGCATGGCGACAAGCTCGGACCTGAACCCGAACCCATACCACGCGCAAGCGCCGGTCACGGTCGCATACTGGTAGTTCTGAAATATCTCCGCAAGCCCCGTTGACCATGCCCGGTTAAGGATGAACCGACGTGAGCACTTAACCACCACGTCAAGCGCATTATCTTCACCCCAACGAAGCGCTTCTGCAAAGCCGCTCATGTCGCCTATCGTGGGAACCTTGCGAAAGTCCGTACTCACAAACGACGCGCCGTAGCGTTCCGACTGCGCAAGGAGCCTGAGTTCGAGTTGCTTAGTGCTGCTATCGTCATGTATGAGCACCGGCGTTTCAGGCTCATTGCGTTTGAGAGCTTCAAGTCCAAGGTGAACGTAGGGGATACTCGCGTGAGTGCATATGGCGATACCGACCTTTAGCGGACGATCGATAGGAATTACGATCTTAGACATATCAAGCAAGCAAGGGGACTGTTCGGCTTTAGCCGACAGGGGAATTGCTTCCTGTCTGCCGAAGGCGTATCCCCACCTTTCGTTTAGAATTATGCTTGCAAAAACGTGCAAACATATGGCATAATAGAGGCATGGACAGAACGGTGCGATTGCCCCTGAAACCCACACCGGAACAGGCCGAAAGCCTGTTGGAAACGATGCGTCAATTTACGCAGTCGTTCAATCTTGTCTGTGCTGAAGGCTGGCGACTTAAACAAGGGAACGCCTACACCCTTCACAAACTTACTTACCGAGACTGCAAAGCACTCTGCCCGAAACTTGTTTCTGACCTGCACGTTCAGGCGCGGCAGAAGGCATCGGAAGCCGTCAAGTCGGCAATCGCATTGGACAAGAAAGGGCGCAAAGTTGGCTGTCCTAAGTCCACGCTCTGCCCACCCCGTTACAACTGCAACTCGTTCTCGGTGGACTGGCGGACAGGACTTGCCAACCTTGCCACTGTCGCAGGGCGTCAAAAGGTAGCCTTTGCGGTTCCTGCCTACGCTATGGCACTTGTCGGCAATCGCGTTGCCACTGCCGACCTGATGTACCGTAAGGGTCGCTTCACCCTGCACGTCGTTCTGAAACTTGACGATGTGACTTTCGCAGACAATGGTACGGCCCTCGGCGTTGACCTGGGCGTGACACGCCCTGCCGTCACTTCCGACGGGCGTCTGCACGGCAAGAAATGCTGGCGCGAAGTCAGCAAAAGGCGTTTCCGCCTCAAAAGGAAACTTCAATCGAACGGCTCGAAGTCCGCCAAAAAGCACCTTCGCCGCCTCGCGGGACGCGAACAGCGATTCCGACGCGATTGCGACCACGTATTGAGCAAATCTATACTGCACGGCATCACGGCGGGAACTACCATCGTTGTGGAAAACCTGACGAACATTCGGCAGCGGGTGAAGGCCACGCGGGGAGAAGCCAAGCGGCGTCTGCACTCGTGGTCGTTCGCTCAACTTGCCGGTTTCATCGAATACAAGGCCGAGGAGAAGGGTTGCCGCGTTGTTGGCGTCGATCCACGTCATACTTCGCAGAGGTGTGCCGTTTGCGGACACGTCTACCGAGGCAACCGTCCTTCTCAATCTCGTTTTGTCTGTCGTTCGTGTGGTCATCGTGCTAATGCTGACATTAATGCCGCGCTCAATATCCGTGATAAACACCTTGTCGGTTGGTCTTCACCTTCCGACGGGCTTCCGTCAGAAAGCCTATCGTCTCAGACACGCGATTGCCAAGTGCAACCGCTATCGGTCTAGGGACAAGCCGCTTCCTTTAGGGAGCGGTATCTGACTGTGATTTTTGTCCTTTACATGGTACAATCTTAGCGTTCATTAGGTCCTCCACCTCCGGCAAGGCCCCTCGTCTCACAAGGCGAGGGGCTTTGCTGTTAATGCAGGATGTACCGGTTCTGCTGCACTACGTTGGCGACGAACAGCTTACCGTGACCTCCGAAGCTCTCCGTGCCGTAAGGCGGGTCGTTTTCTCTAGCGAACTGACGCGCCACTTCCACCGGAGCAAACCGAACGCCCTGTGCTTCCATATGAGCGCGGTACTGTATGCAAACCTTCTGATCGCTAGGGAAGCACGACTGCGCGTTTGGGGCCACGTTAAGCCCCTTCATGGCTTCGTAGAACCGACGCGAGCACAAGCAAAAACCGTTGTTGCCCGTTGTGTGTCCGTGCATGGGCGAGCCGATGAAGTCCCATTGAAGGAAGTCCTCACGCCATGCGCCGGGGTTGAGTACAAACCCGTCCCAGTTGGTTTGTAGGCAATGCGTGCCGATCAGCGGAAGAACCAAATCGGCAAACCGCGTCACCCACCATATACAAACGTCCGGGTACTCGGCAAAGGGAGGGATACGCACTTTCGCCAGGTTCGGCCCAACGAACAGTTCAGGCTTATCGCTAAACACTACCTCGTTGCGGTAGGCAACGCCGTCCTGCGACTTGCGGAATGCGTAAGCCGCCGCCTCGTGGTCACGGGTAGCAATCGCACACAGAGTCACCGTGGAAAGGTCAAGCATAAGTTACCCTACGTTGGCAACCTTGAATTGCCATATAAACGAGACGTTCGATTCGCTCTCAAGTTGCCACGTCAGCGGCGTTGAGTTGTTCACACTCGGCAGGATGAACCACGTTATGAGCTGTACCTGCACGTTCAGCGGATGCGTGTCGAAGTACCTGTAGAGCATTATGTAATTACAGGCAACCGGCGTTGACAACGTGTACTCGCGGTAGGTTCCGTCCGGAAGGAACCCGTTTGCCTTAAGCTCGATAATCTCCGTCTGGTCTGACTGTAAAGGTTGGCCCGTAGGTATCGGGGTCGTGGTTCCCGCAATCAGCAAAACGCCGGTGTCGAACGTGTCAGCACCGTAATCGTCCCACTGCAAACCCACCTTCCAGACATTCGGCGTCACCGCCCCAATAGCCGCCGCAGTAGACACGCAGGCAAGCAGGTTATAGCCAGGTTGGTTGTGCATCCACACCGGCGTTAGCCCTGTGAATGCGCCGTCCTGAAAGTCGGGAGGCTGGTCGCCCGGAGCGGCCGGGTTCTGGTTATCGTTGCTCCCAACGGTCGTTGCAGGCAAGCTAGGTACCGCTTGCCCTTGGTTCCAGTTAGACCCGTACAGCCCTATAGGACCACCGGCGTGCTGGAACTCCTGCGTATACCCCTGCCAATACGCTTCAGCCGCCGCCTCTGTGGTCTTAGGAGCCGTGAACGAACCGATCACTCCGCCGATATTACCCTCGTTGCCAGGAGCCGTCGTCAACGGGTTGCTCGCGGCAGGCGTCGATGCCGTATTGGTTATATTGGTGCCGATCACCCAATTATTCGTGGCCCCGTAATTTGCGTTATACGCCCCGGCTAAGTACAGTAGTTTGTACGTGCCTGCCGGGTAATCGGCGGGGTTGTTGTTGTCCGGGTTATCCGAACCCGTCCACGACATCCGCATATAGCGGTTGCGCGTCATAAAATGTATGTAAACTTCGGTTGGGCCGGTTACGGGGCCGCTGTCGTGCGTTGCGTTGTCGAACCACTGCACACCGTCCGGGCTGGTCTGTACCGTAAACACAACCGATGATGCGCCGTTTAGCGCGGTCACGGTAACGGAGACGTTGACCGACCGCAAAGGAGTGCCGAACCCCAGGTCAACGGGGTTGGCCGAAAAGCCTTGCGCGTTGACCTGGACCTCGACTCCTGGGTCTATGGGAACCGCGCCGGAGAACCACGAGATAGCTTGGTTATTCGTGCCGTCTACGGTTGCGGTTGGAAAACCCATTGTGAAAAATCCTCCCGCCTGCGTGAAAGGACAAGGAACCCGCAGGCGGAAGATGGTTCGTAGCGGTTAGCCAGTAGCAGCTATCGTCAGGGCCGCGTAGGCCGTGATGTAGTTCCCACCGCCGCTCGAAGAGCTGTTGAACGACTGGCCGCTGCTGGAACTGTTGTTCGAGCTGCCTTCGCCGGGGTCGTTCGCCTGTATCAGCCATGCGAGACGCATATAGCGCCGCCTGCTGGAACAGTGGATGTTGCGCTGGCCGGTTGCATTAACCGGGCCTTGCTCGTCAATGGCGTTGTCGAACCACGTAACGAGGTCATCGGTCGTCTGCGTCTTGAATAGAACGTTCGCATCGCCGTTAACCTGGGTCGTTACGATGCCAACGTTTACGCCGCGCTCCGGGGTACCGAACCCGAAGTCGACAACGCCCGCAGGTGTCACCACAACGCCGTTCGTTATGACGGTTGTCGCCGGCGCAGTTCCCGAGTTGCCGTTCCCGGCAATCACGGTTCCAGGCGCGATGAAGTATGTAGTTGCCTCAAAGCTCATGAGAGAGTTTCCTTCCGAAGCCCCTTGTTACAGGGGCTTCAACCGTGCTTAGGAGTAGGTAGGCCCGTCCGTAGCGATGCCGTAGATGCGTCCGAGCGCCCTGGTGTTCGGGTTCCATATGCCCTGTGACATATCGAACTGTATCCGCCCCTTGCGCAAACCGGAGATTCGCGTTTCCTTGAGCATCACCGGGTCCATGTCCTGCCACATGGCGAACTTCTCTTCGCCGCCCCACACGAAGAATATCGTGGAGTAGACCGCACCAGTCGCGTTGTAGTTGCCTACATCGTAGGTGTCGTATCCGTTGATGTCCTGGTTGTCGGCTATGATCGGACTGGTTTGCAATCCGGTCGAAGTCGGTGCCTGGTATCCCACGGAAACGAACGTAACGCCCTTGTACTTGGTCACGGTACGCCCGAAAGCGTCTTTGGTGATCTCGAAGCCGCCCGAAGTGGCCGACGTTCGCACAACGGCGTCGATCTGACGCTTGACCTGCGGAGACATCATCGCAACGACGCCATCGCCGTTGCCACAACCCATCCGGTCGAGCATCTGGTCAATATCGCGCTGCAATTTGATGTTGTTAGACACCGACAGGTTAGCCGTTGCGAGGTTCGTGGACGCCTGGAACGAGACACCGGCGTTGTTGCCGTAGACCGTGCTGTTCTCCAAACGCCACTTGATGCCGACGAACGACTGCGCGTTACCATTAACGTGGTCGTTGTTTATCAGCTTATAGTTCAGGTCGAATGCTCGCCCCTTGATATAAGCCTCAATCTGCTTCTCGGTCACGTCGGCCATGACATAGTTCTTATCGTTCTTGAAACGATAGTCCATGTCGAAGTTGTCGGAGATGTAAAAACACTCTTCCTCGTAGTCCTGGAAATCCTGAACGAACGGGGTAGGCGGTTCCACGCCGAGCGGTAGCCATGTAGGAGCTGGCAGAAGCCCGATGATGCGCTTACCGAGCTTCTTCTTCGTGCCTTCCGTTATCATCGGGAAGTACGTGAAGAGTGCTTCGGCCTCAATGAAACTGTCAAGAATGTACTTAACTACGGGCTCGTTTACCGACTCGTAGTACTGTACGAACCCAAAAGGTCCGGATGTTGATGCCATGAGAATAACCTTTCGATTGCGTGAAAGGTAGGTCTGTTAGGCGGCTCTTACGTCGGGCTTTAGGCGGAATTGTGCATCGCCGAAAAGCGCGAGGTTACGGCCTGCGTAGTTCGGGTATGGCGTCGAGCCACTTCCCGCGCGGCGGTATCTTCTGCGCTTGGTCATTCGTAGGATGAGTGACACCGGTCGTATTAGGCTGCCTGTCGCCTACCGAAATCTTCTTAATAGCGGCGTTAAGCCCTTCGGTTTTGGCGTCGGCAAGTGCCTTGTCAAACCCGGAAACCTTTGCGGCAAGTGCGGCGTTTTCAGCACGCAGGGCCGCGACTTCGGAATTGAGCGTCGAAGTCTTTCTGTCAACAGCCGCGCTGGTGAGCTTGGCTAGTTCCTCGCGTGCTCCGGCGGATGCCTGGTTCTGTACGAGGAAATCATCAATATCTTTGGGGTACGAGGGGTACTTCGTAGTCAGCGCCGATTGCTGGGCTTCGTACTGCTCGTACTGAGAAAGCGCCTGGTTCAGGTCCGCCTGCTTGCGGTTCGCCCATGCGGGATCGGCAAGTACTTGCGCCTGTATCTCGCGATATGCGGCCACTTCCGCCGCGTTGTTTGGGTCTAACCACCATTGGCCGGTTAGACCGGTCGTGTCGTACCCGTTGGCCTGTAAATGGGCCTTCACCGTCGCGTCGGCAAGTTGGGCTATGGACGTGTCAACCTGCTGGGCGATTTGCGCCTTGATGGTTTCGCGGCGCGCGGTCAATTCCTTCTCGGCTGCGGCTTGTCGCTGCGTGTCCAGTTCTGCGCGTTTGGCAACAATCGCGGCGGGTAACTTGGACACGTCCGTTTCGTCAATGCCGAGTGCCTTAGCCGCTTCCACTAGCGCGACTTCTCGCGGGTCCGGCTCTGTTTCCTGGGCAGGCGCGGAAACCTCTCCGTCGCCCTCCGCAGGCGGTGTTTCGGCGTCCGCAGCGGTAGCATCGGCACTCGAAGGCGGCGTTGTGTCGGTGCCAGATGCAACCGGCTCAGACGTGTCAACGGTGGGCTCAGTAACCGTGTCGGACGATTGGCCCTTAAACACTATTGGGTCATCGCCCTCGGGCATGTCGGGCATGGAGTCAAAGTCTAGTTTAGGCATGATGTTTAGCGGTGTCCTTTAGTTATTACGAAGCTGTATCTCTCTCATGCGTGCCTCGAACCGTTCCGTTGCTATCCATTCGGGACTAACTTCACGCACTTCAGCTTCCTCAGGGGTTTCCATACGTTCACCGCGTATTTCTACTATTGATGAAAGCAGTTCACCCGAACGATCTTCTATAAAAGTGTGGATATTGTCGTACCCTTGCGCCTGAAACTCAGTTAGGTGAGATTGAAGCACTGGTATAAGGTCCGTCAGGTTTTCACCGTCAATGTCTAGTGATGGCACGAGCGTAAACCAACTGATCTTGGGTGTTGCCATTAGTCCTTTGCCTTTCTTCTAATACGGCGTTCGCATAGGCGGCGGAGCAGGTGTTAGCCGCGATGGTGGTACAGTGGCCCTTGGCGGTGTTGCGGCAGATGTCTTGCCTTGCGGCATGGCGGCGTCCAGCAGGGCCGTGATCGACTGTTTGCCCGCCTGTACCTTCTGGAACGGCGGAGCGGCACCAGGCACGGTAATCCCCGGCATCATCCGGCCTGCTGTGTCGCGGCCCTTGATGGTCGGATGCGGCACGCGCACAGGCTTCGCTTCGAGGCTAGAGCCATGAGGCGGCTTGATCTTGGCGTTGCCTCTGTAACGCGGCGTCATCGAAGGGGCGGTGTTATCACCAGTCGGCGGGTATCCGTAAGTTTGCGGTATGTCGGCGGTCTTAATTCGTGCCATTATTGGTTAGCCTTTGGTATTCGTGCTCGTAGTAGTGCCTGCCACTGGTTTCGGAGGCGGTGTCAGTTGCTTCTGCATGGTCGCGGTATCGTCGGACTGCAACCCGGCTTCCTTCTCGGCGGAAGCGATACCAACGGGTCCGAGTGGGCCTGTGAGCGACACGGACGGGGTAGACGCCTTAAACGTGGCAAGCCTTAGCTGGTTGGCCGCTTCCACGTTCTGACGCTGCATCTCCCACTCTTGCTCTTTGGCGGATTGCGCTATGGCGATGTTAGACTTCGCCTGAGCTTCCGCGATGTTGATAGCCGACTCCTGATGCGCTTGCTGTATGTCGATCTGCGCTTGAGACTGTTGCGACTGAGCCGCCGCTGCGTCTTTCTGCTGCTGCACGGCCATAGGGTTCGGTTGGTTTGCCTGCATCTGCGCGGTTGCTTGGTTCAGTTCGGTCATTACGCGGTCAATCTGCGCGTCTGACCTAATATCGTTGAGTTGATCGAAGTAAAGCTTGATAAGCGGTAGCGTCTGCGGGTTTTGCGCCAACGGGCCTATAACGCCCATGATCTCGTCAAGCCGTTCATCCTGCGCGGCCGGCGACTTGCCTTGACCGCTACCCGGCGACATGATAACTCGGTAGTTGCCCTCTGACAACGCTTTCAGGTCGGCAAGCTCGGTTGTACCTGCGTTCGGCCCTTCAAGATCGCGTTGCGGTACATCCTCGTCGGCCAGCCCAAGCAAACGAGGGAACGAGTCCCCGAACTGCTCGTACAAGGCTAATATGTACTCGTCGATTTTTACGACACCTTCCGCCATGCGCTCGATAACGGGTGCAAGCCTTGACTTGTCCTCGTTCATGCGAAGCTCGTACTCTTTACCGGAGTTCGGCGTCGGGGCGCTGTCGGAGTTGAAGTCTCGAACGCCCGCCATGTACTCCATGTCGGCCTTTAAGGCTTCCATGTTCTCAAGATACAGGTTCCCAGGCGACGGGGGGAAAAGCCATTGAGGGGGAGCACCCCCCATGTTGGCCGAATCAAACGGTATGATCTTGCCGTAATAGTTGTCGTTGTAATCGTCGGGCGCAATATTCGCGCTCCGAGGTGCCAATATTACCGGCCTGTCCCAAGCAAGCCGTCCGTTCATGTAAGTCGATTGATCGTTAATCGCCATCTGGATCGGAATAAGGTTGCTAACCATATTCAAGCCCCAAATACTACCGACGTTCTCATCGTAGTAGAACTCAACAAAAGGGTACTTGTGCCGCGCTACGCCTTTCGTGTACGGCCACGGCCCCTTATGCAGTACCGTCTCGCCCGAGTACACCCAGAACCTACCCTTAGGGAACTGGCCGCTCGGCTTTTCCCATACCTGCGTGACGACGGCAGAGTTCTTCTGAGACGAAGCGGCCCGTGTGTACGTGCCGGAAATCCACTCGATGCGTTGCTGGAGCCACATGTTCACGTCGGATTGGCTGTCGGCTTCGACGCGCTTACCCCACTTGGCGAAGATATGTTCGATGCTTTCCAGAGACCGAGTAACAAAGTAAGCCCCGCCGTCAATACCTTTGCCGTTCAGCGCGGCGTTAGGATCGGGGTATGCGTCTATCGCAAGCCGCACGTTGGCGCAAACATCGCCGATCTGCTCGTAGTGGTACGACACTGAACCGTCCGCTTGCGGAATGCCGATGTCCGCATACGCCTTGTTGTCCCACCCGATCTCTATGAACGTGGTGGTAGTGATAAGCATTCGCCGTACAACTTGCCGCAGTAATGCGTCGATGTTGAGTTTACGGTGAGCGTGAGTGACACAAGACCTGGCAATAGCCGCCGCCTTCTTGTCGCTGTCGCTATCTGTCATGGGGGCGGCCCATGCGTCGGGTTTCTCGGCCAATATGCGCGATTCCGCCCGTTGCACGTAGACCGGTATGAAGTTCTTGGGCTTGTATACGAACCGTTCTTTGAGGTCGCTGGAACCCTCGTTGATCGGCATCATGCGACCCGCGCCGGCGTTATAATAGTGGTCGTGTACGCCGTTGTAGAACGCAAGCCCGGTGAATATCTTCTCGTTGACCAAGAAGCGGCCTTGACGGGCTTCCTCGTATCGCTGATTGCCTAGTTGACGAAGCTTCTTATCCTCCCACGTCTCTGGCGCAGGTTGCGTTTGCAGGTCGGATAGCTCTATCTGGCTGTCAATGTCGGTAGGGCTGAGTAGCTTCTGCGTACCGCGCACCAACGAAGACGCCCCGCTCATGATTTTGTCGATTACGCTGGGTTGGGCCATGTTGATTACGGTGAGCAGGCAAAGAAAAAGCCCCTCGCGTTAGCGAAAGGGCAACAGTTCGATAAATTGAAAGAGTTCGGTTAGCCGAAAAAATGTTATTGACCTAAATCGTCGGAGGCGTCGATGCGCTCTAGGATTAGCCGAGATACACTGCTGTTAGTCCTTCACCATCTCCGGCCCACGTGCTACTATGTCCTTGATTGGCTCGGCTGGGTCCGCGCCCATCTTGTCTAAGAGTAGTTCGATGTCGCGCTGTAAACTCTCACCGCTGATAACCGGGGCGGCAGTGATGATAGACTCTTGCATCCGGGCCTTAATCCCACGGTTGGGGATTGTCGCAAGAACGGGAGGCGATGGTGGCGACATCCGCACTCTGTGCTCAATCAACCTTTTTTTCGACCAGTAGTTCAATATTATCCTCCTCACCATCCGTCACTTGCGCCGTCTCAACTTCGCACGGTTTCCAGCACTCACGCCATTCGCGCTCGCTGATCGGAACCCATCCTTTGTATGCGTCCGGGTTCATGCCGCTAACCGGCAGTGCTACCACAGGGTTCGTCTCTGACGTGGTTTCCGCTATCAGCGTCATGGCCTGGAACCGCATGAACGGAGCTTGTGCCACTACGTGCATGGCGATACCGCTAACGTGCTTGTAGTACCCACCTGCGACGAACTGCGCGGTAGCCGATAGCCGTTCTACGGCGTCCACACGGGCCTTCACGTGAGGCGGCAGGATTAGCCTGTCCCTGTCGGCCCTGCTCATACCGCATCCCTAATACCGCGAAGGTAAATCGGATCGCCCTGCGGACCTTTGCCCCGTTCAACGTACTTGCTACGGGATTTTGGGGACACTCCCCACGTAAGCGCCTGTACGGGAACCGCAGTCACGCCGAACACTACGTAAGGTTGCCCCGGTTCTAGCGCCTTGACGGTGTACTCCGTGTCATCGGCGCGGGTAATGCTGCTAGCCAGCGTCGCTACGTAATCCATGATGCTTAGTCCTTTGAAAATGCAATGCGTACCAGCTCGTTGTGCTCGGTACAGTACCGCGTACCCTTGACCCGATTGCGCGTACATTCAGCGAACGGGCAACCGTCATTATGGTGCTTGCAGAACCTTAACGGGAAGGTTACTACCTCTTCACAACCGCTGACGCCACACAGAACATGTATCGGAACCGTCACGCTCCCATTGACTACCATTGCCTTTGTGTGAGGCTTGCACCAAGCGGACCCGACCACTAGCGGCAGGTCACACCCGGCGAAATGGCACCGTTCTTGGTCGTCTGGTGGCACGAATACTACGTTGTATCCCGAGACCTTCATACCTGAGTTCATTGTTTCGGTCATCGTGTTAGTCCTTTCGCTTGTTAATCCCGTCGTTTTTTTGGCAGCGTCCGCGTTTACGGATCGGATGAATCTCCCAAACACTGTTACATGACCGCGCGGTAATCCGGCGCGTGGATCTTTACGTTAATCTACCGTGGGCCGTCGCCCTTGCTGCCAAACCGTAAGTACTACGTACCTGGTACCACTTCATGCGGCATGGCCGCTTCTGGCAGTACCGTACCATCGAACTCGGTACCGTTGATGTCTACCTGAACCTGCTCGGCTACGGGTTCCTGCGCGACTATCGGCGTCGGTTCTGCGACAGGCTCATCCACCGGCACCACTGCGGGAGCAACCGGCTCAGGAGCGGTCTCAGCGACGGTCACAGACACAGGACCATCAGCGATAGTCACGTCGGGGAAGTCCATCGCCTCTAGCCGGGATGCGAGATCGGACGGCGCAAGGTTGTTCCACACGTCCTTGTGAGCGGTGTAATCCGCCACGATTGCGTTAGCAAGTGCGTTATTCATAGGTGTTCACCTTCCCCCAAACCCGCGTACCGTTGGCCGTTCCCGCCGTGCTCGTAACATCTGCTTTATGTCTATCGCCACGCTCGGCAGGTGTACCCCACGCAGCCTCAGCACAAGGCAGGCAAGCATGGCCGTGACCGACACCGCACACACCGCGATTATGGCAAGTAACGTTAGGAGCATAGAACCTCAAGCTCAGCATACGCCTCGTATGTCAGCTTCCATCCCATATCATGGTCATCCTTGAGCACGGCATACGGCCACGGACCCAACAGAACCTTGCCCATATCAACCATTTCGCGCAACGTCGGAAACGTCATGTCCTCGCAGAACACGGGAGGATAATCCAGTGTGCGGGCCATCCATCCGTTACGAAAGAACCCATCGGGGCCACAGCTCTCGTCACGAGAAAGCCCGTTTCCCTTCCGGTCGCGTCGGTTGTCAATAGGTACACGCGACATATAGAATCCTCTACTTAACCCCGGTGCTTACGCTTATGAGCGCACCCGCCGCCCTTAGCGCGTTCGCCTCGGGGTCGCTTATGCCGGTATGCCTTACGTGGTAGTCGATCAGCCCGTCATCCTTGACGATCAGCCTGATACCCTCAGCCTGTTCCGGCGTCAACGTGTCGATACTGGTATGCACCCACGTAGCCCCCGCCAGCTTGGGATAGTCGCGCTTCGAGACACCGGGAGGACACACGATACCAAGTACCGAGTAGTCGGGTTCCGCCACAATCACCGCGTCGGGCCGCGCATGGCCGGTTTGCCGTGCTATCCGCGTCAGTTGACCTATCGCCGCTTCCACGGCCTCACAGAGCGCCCTGCGCTTGTTTTCTGCATCATCTTCCGCGTCGGCCAGCTTCGATGCAAGTTCGGCCTTTTGCCCTTCAACCCACGTTTCAGGGTTGAACACGTTTATGCCAAGCCTGCTAAAATCACGGCGGCATTGCTTCCAAGCCTCTATCTCGCCTTCAAGCCGCTGGTTAACGTCAAGCGCGGTCTTGTGATCGAGCGTCACTTCCTTCGTGTCAAGCACAACGCGCGGCTCAACGGTGTTAATCCAGTTGACCTCAATAGCGTTAAGCGGCCGGCTGATCTCGCCACCACCGGCGTCCAAAGTCTTTTCGAGCGCGACAATCCGCGCTTCATCGGCGTTGTCGGCTTCGGTTATCTCGATACGCAGGTTGTATCCGGAGCGGTCGGACGGGATGTCCCACACGTAGACCTTTTGCTTCGCGTCACCGTGCCACGGATGCTGTGCTACGGGCGCTGTACGGGTCGCTACGGCGTCGGCTGTCTTTGCAGGGGTTGTTGCCGCCTGTGTGCCTGCCGTCGCTTGCAGGGCCGTCGAAGCGGCTGTCTCGATTACGTTGCGTGGTGCTCGTGCCATTGAGTTAAGATTAGTCCTTTAGGCAGTGGGTCAGTTCAAACTGACCCACTGCCGTCCTTTGCCGTCGCCAATTCGTACCTAGCCACTTCCCGCTGTTGCCTCAG